AGAGCAATCGAAGCATCTAATAATTCTAGAAAAACAGCGATAAATTCAAGAAATACTATTTCAGGCATGTCTAACGAAAAGAGTGTTGCTTCTGAGTTTATCAAAAGTTATGGCACGAGAGACAACAGAGCAGTTAATGATTGCTATTCTGTTTTCTCTGGAGAAGGTGTCAACTTTCTCAATTTGTTCATGCATAACAATGCAGGTATCAAATCTGCGTTCAGCATCAACGATTTGGGCAGGAATGAGGATATCAAAATCCATGAAGCTGAAGTTATTGATTCATGCCATGATTATCATTACTTTGAAAAATTTGGTCTAGACATTACTTTTTGCGAGCATGAAATGGGTCTGGTCGTGAGAAAGCCTGGTGTGAAAAACACAGGCTGCAAATTCACAATGCACAACCAAATCTTCAACCCTAACTCTGACGTTTTAGATCTGGCACCTGGAACAACTTCAGAAGACATCTTTTATGAAAAAAGTAAGATAAGACCCATTGGAATGACCCCTTCTGGCTGGTGTTTAGATGAATGCCGGAGGAATAACTTTTACATAGCTGCTAATGGAGAACTGGCTCTTGATTATGGTTTTTCTGTCATGGGCAAAACAACATCTTATTGGAGAGAGAACATGTCAAGAGAGAAGATTTTGTCGGTGAAGCAGAAATCTCTTCCCGACAACACTGTTCCAACAAATAGATTGCTGTCTACTTCAACAGTTAAAGGAATCCAACTGGGTTCGGAACTGGCATCTGATAACACAGTCATATTGTCATTGAAGCAAAATCTGAACATTGACTTGAAATCACAGTACCGGATTTCATTCCATGGGATCCAAGAAGAAGGAGCCTTTGCAAGGACTTTCTGTGTTCCTTTTGAAAACAAATCAAGGATGATCTGCATGTACGCAAAAACCGTTGTGGATAACAGCAATGAGAGAACCACTTTAATAATAAAAGTGGTAACAAAAACTGTTGATTCTCGTCTTGTCATCCCCATCAGAAATCATGCCAACTGCACGAGGAAGATTGGAGCCAGGATAGGTCTTGTCGATTTCTGTGATACTGATCCCAATTATAATCAAATGATTGTTAAAGAATTACTATCTGTTCACACTCAGTTCGCTATTAAATTATCTGAAGTGGTTGGGAAACCTATAATAGTGTTTAAAATGTATGATAAAGAGCTGAGCAATAATCATGTGGATGTTTTTGGAAGGATTTTAAATTACCAGACAGATACAGAAGGAAATATTTATTTCCTCTCGAAAACCCTTGAAGTTCTTCCTAAATCACTTTCAACTTTAAGTTATCTGGGGAGTATTGCCCCAATTCAATGGATAGAATGCTTAGAGCACCAGCATTTTGTTGTGATTGCTAACTGATTTACTAAATAACCTAGTTCCAGCAGACGATTTCTATCTTAATGTTTTATAAATAATTAAGTCCTTCCTTATCAAATAATATTAAGTTTTAAGTTCAATATATGTTTGAATATTTAAATGTTTATCATAGTTTACTAGATTAAAGCTAGTATTAATAAGTTGTGTAGCATGAATATGTTTAATATGAGTGTAAACCTATGAAAGTTAATAAAGAAAACCCAAAAAAATCAAAAAACAAAAAACCAAAAAAGACCTCGAAAGGGGCAAACTTGGCTTTTTTATTCCAAGTGATCCTAACCTGGTTTTAATAACCTTGTTTATTTGAGCTGCTGGCTTGAAGTGTTACGGGTGCAACGTGCTGTTCGAGCTTATTCAAGATTAACAAAGGAAAGTTCTGTCCCCATGTTTATTAGCTAAAGCAAACTGACAGACACAACCACTAGATGGTTCAGTAAAATTAGATATAGCAGATCGATTTATACAGATCTAAATTGTTATTCATTTTACATTACACCTAATATTCTGATCATAACTTATGCATATCCTTAAAGTTCTAATTAAAATGTTCAAAATGCCAACTTTTGTTCAAATTTGAGTCTTTCAAACTGGTTTCTAAGAATATAATCAGCTTTAAGCTACTGGATACATAGAAGTTTGGTTATTTTACATAGCTGGTGCTAATGTCTGGTATACAATATCTGTAAATAGTGGCCATTATTTGCCCCAAAAGAGGCTTTTTTTGGATTTTTTTGGTTTTTTGATTTTTTGGTTTTTATTTGTTTTTTGATTTTTTTGGATTTTTGAATTTTGATTTTATTTATCCTGTTTATGTAAAATATTCTATTTATATATTTATCTTTAAAACACACATTAGCACACCGACATAGCAAATAGCTTACATATTAAATTCAGTTTAATATTAGTGGAAACACACAAATAAACTAATAGTACACACAAACTTTTTAAATAAGACTTTTAATAGTTAATAATATGTTTAACTTAATATTAATGTAAACACATGAATAAACTAATGATACACACAAACAGTTTTAAATTATCTGTTTAATAGTAGGTAAATACATTCATACATAAATATTTATATGCAACTTGGTGTTTTAAGTCACACTTCCAAAGAAGAGCTAGCCTTTGAGCTCTTCTTAGAGTGCTCACCATAGTCATCCATGGAAAGACTAGAATTGAAGATCCTGTCCATGTATTTAACCTGGTCATCATATTTCTTCAGAGAGATTGAACTGGCTGTTCCTGGGTTACTCTTGCTGAGCAACTCAACAGCTGATTTGAACATCTTATCCATTTCTCCCTTGAACTCAATTTGTGAGGCAGAAAGAACTTTAGCTACTTTGCACACCTGTTCATAAGTAGAAAAGTTTTTTATGCCTAGCTTCTCTTTTTTCACATTTTGATAATAAGCTAAAGGAAATATGACTGGTGCTAGCCCTGTCAAACTAGATAGGAGAGGTAAAGGACCTCCAATACATAACATCATTCTTAGAGCACATGAATCATAAGCTGCAGGAACATTCAAGCCATAGGCTGCCACCAATGGCAGTTCCATTATTTTTGTATACATCTCTTGTTTGGCGTTTTCATTAGTACTTTTCTCCACCATACTAACCATCTTTGTTCTGATGAAAGCTTCTGTCCTTTTAAAAGTCCAATCGTCAGGGCCTACTTGAGCAGTTGTTGCAACGATATTTTTCCCACAGAAATTATATTTCCCATTCTTGCAAGCAGTAAAGATCTGCTTTCTGCACTTTAAGATATTCAAGCAGGTTGTAAAAGTTATTTCAACATCCTTATTATTGTCGTAGAAAGATTTAAAACTGAATCCAGGTGTTGCATCCTCGGTTTCAATTTCAACATCAGCGGCACCACCAGCCAACAAGTCTTTGATTTTCTTGTCGGTAAGTTGCTTAACGGTAGACATGGTGTTTACTATGGAAACGTCTAATTGATTGACTTTAAACGGATTTTATTAATGCTTCGATTGCTCT